TCTACCTATACTTTGTAATACTCGAATCTGTGACTTAGAAGGTGATGCGAATATTATATTGTGTAGGTTACGTATATTTATACCTGTACTAAACGTACCCATACTCGCTACAATGATTGCATTCTTTTGTGTTTCAACAATACCTCTAATAGCTTCTCTGTCTGCCGTAGCAGTTTCGCCACTTACATAAAATACTTTCCTTTCTTCATCGGCTTCGTCTCTTATCATATCGAATAAGACTTTACCATGTTTCTCTACAAACTGAAATAATACAAGTGTATTACCAGTTTGAGTTGTTGCTAAGTTCCTTATAAACTTGTTTCTACTTTCATTGCGAACAATAAGATCTATCTCTTCTTGATAGGTCTGTGTTCCACGATTCTTACGCAGCTGTTCAGGATATTTAAGTTTAATAACACTAATGTTCAGCTTTGCAAGTGTATCGTTATCTTGTAACTTCTTTGTTGTTGTTACATTATATATCTTACCAAATAAACCCTGTAATACAAGTTCATGTGTTTGTGTACCATCTAATGTACCAGTTGCACCAAATCGATATTCGGCTTCACGTGCTTTATTCATAATCGAGTTGAGTGATTTAGATTTAAATCCATGACATTCATCACCTATCACACACCCAAACTGTTCGAACCATTTAGTAGGTAACTTGTATATAGATTGCCATGTTGATATAACAGTACCAGCACTCGTCATTTTTTCTTTACCAGAATATATTTTATGACAACCGTTTTCTACATCCATACCATAATCTTTAAAATCAGCATACATCTGATCTACTAACGATGTAGTCGGAACAATAATGAGAACTTTCTGTATATTACTATTTAGCATTTCTAAATAATATTTTATTAAAACGTATATTATAAGAGATTTACCTGAACCCGTCGGACTCACTAATACAGATCGTTTATTATGTAATGCATGACATACGGCATTAAACTGATAATCTCTTATCTCAATCGGTTTACCACGAGATTTTATTTCAAGACTTTTTACAAAATCCATGATTGCTTGCGGATCTATTTCGTCCTTGTCATCTGGAGAACCATAGTTATTTTCGTCAGATAGTTCTATCGTATAGTTACGTTTGACACAGAAGTCTTTGATGAATGGATATAAACCTACATGAATCTCATTAGATTGAATATTGAATAATCGTATCTTACCATCCCATACTTTATTGCGGAATGCTGGCATATACTTATAGCCAGGTACAAAAAATGAAAAGAAATCACTTAATTCATTTGCTATACCAAAATCACAAGCTACATGCATCACACTGTGATTTTTCTTCTCAAGTATTATTTTATCCATGTATTATATATACTGTTTACAAAGCATCTCAAATATGGTATAATAACATATGAAATTAAACTTAGAAACAATCCTTGAAATGTGGAAAGATGATAGTGTTATATCTAATACCTCGCTAGATGAAGTATCACGTCAAACACCGCAGTTACATTCTAAATATCTTGAGTTACGATCTACTGCTAAGCTACAGCTGAAACGTATGGAGATGCAACAAAAGACTTTATTAAAAGAGAAGTGGTTATATTATAATGGCAAGATGACTCAGGAACAAATAGCAGAATATGGTTGGGAATACGATCCATTCAATGGTTTAAAAGTTCTAAAGGGTGAGATGGATCATTATTATGATTCTGATATTGATATACAAAAGTCTGAAGAGAAGATTGTATATTGGAAAACAATAGTAGAAACGTTAGAAGAGATAGTTACCAGTCTTAATTGGCGTCATCAAACAATAGGTAATATGATTAGATGGAGAATGTTTGAAGCAGGTTCGTAGAATACTTATGTTCATCTAAGAATTTTTTAAGAACAGGATGCTGCCAATCACTTCTTTCTAATATAGATCGCCATTCTAAATAATATTTTTCAGATGGCCAATCAGTATGTCTTATTAGTTTTTGTTCTTCTGGATACCATTCTTCTTTAATATGTTTAGATGTTGGCCAACCAAAACTTTTCCATTTTTCTGGTGCAGCTTCATCTAATGCAGCCATAAAGTTTTTCTTAGATACTTTACCGTATATTAGATTCCATTTAAACTCAGCTTTAGTTTTATACTTTGGAGTAGTACTCCAGCTGATATATTCTTTTACTATTCTATATGTCATACTTATCAAAGAGCTTTGGTTTATATAAACCATTTCTATCCATCATATTACTTGTAGCAGAATCATCTGACCATGCAAAGCTTGACATCACTTCTTGCCATTTATTATAGACACCTTCACTATCCCAATGTCTTACTCTAACATAAACTTGATCTTCGGCGTACCATTCTTCGCTTATAATATTATCTAAATTTTTTACAAGAATAGTTTTCCATTTATTCCATTGCGGAAGTCTTCTTTCAAAAAATGAATATAACTCTTCATTCGTTACACCACATGATATAACATTTTCTTTAAATTCTCTTAAATATAATTGAAATTCGTAATCAGGATGTTCTTTATTACCAATATATCTTGTTCGCTCTTTATACATTACCCTTTGAAACATTTACTTTATAATGTCTTCTTGTATTCATATTATTTATTCGCCAATTATCTAAGTCTGAATCACTAGAATTTCTTGGAGAATTTGTTCTTGTTAAGGCTGCAGCTCCAGTTTTTCCGAAAGCATCGGCACTGAGCTTATCTGAAAGCGTCATACCTAAAGCCAATGCATTTATTTCATTATATTTGTTATAATTTCCTTCGCTATCCCAATTAATTGTTCTAGTATAAGTTTGCGTAGAAGCATCAAAAGTTTCAGAAATAGTATCTCTATCTGTTTGTAGTTTAGATTTCCATTCGTTCCACATTGATGCAGCAGGACTTGCTGCTCTCCATTCATCCCATGATACTGGACAAGTTGTGCTAACTGAAGCACCACGAGCGGCACCTAACCCATCGATTGATCCATAATAATTAGATCCTTCTTTAGTATATGCAACTCCTTGCATTAATACATGATGTACAAAATCAGTTGCATTCAATTGAGTTTCATACTCTGAATCATCGGCAGGATTATCTGGATCTATTCCTTTGCCTCCAACATATCTATCTACTACTCTATAAGCCATATTCTCTCCTATGAAAAACTAAATGATGTAAATTTAAAAGTCATTGGAAACGATACATATTGCAACGTTCCAGGTGTAGAAGCAAATTCTATATCACCAATAAAAGTAGGAAACGCACTCTTATATGTAATAGTTCTTGCTAATACATTTCCGCTTGTAAGTACCAATAAACTTATATCATATTCGGTCTGATCTTTTGAGGCAGTAGCAATATCTGTCGGTCTTTGCATATTTTTATATACAGTATCTTCTAACCAAGTTTTCATTTCTTCGTATATTTGCATTTGTTCATCTAGCATTACTAACATATTTAATTCGGTATAATCTATTTTATCACCAGGAAATGCTGCGTCTACGCCACGAAATGGCTGAATAGCAGGAGCTAAGTTAATACTTGGATGATTGACGCTTTGAGCAAAGAATTCCAAGTTAGGAAATCTTACTCTGTTCACCACTAGTTTATAACCCGTAGGTTGTAAAAAACTAGGTGGTTGTAATGTTGATGTTGTAGTTGCCATGTGACCTCTATATGATATAATCTATTTATACGTTTAGAAATGCTTATATAAAAAAAAGGGGAGCCGAAGCTCCCCAGTTTATTACCGAAGTAATGTTTGGCTTATGCCATTATGTTGTCAACTCTGAAGATACGGTAGTATTGGTTAGTTTTAACCGCTGCTAGACCGTTTGCAGGAGTTGCGCCTACGAATGGATTTGACACCATGCCGTATCGAGTTTTGAACCCGATTTTTGGCTGGAAGGTGTTCTCACCAACCGCACGAACCATTGTTAATGGTACGTATGGGCAATAGAATAGACCAGCGTCATAAGGGTTAGTACCTTTGTAGCCAACGTTACAGTAATCAGTATCTGAATACGGGTCGATGTATACTCGTGTACGTCCATTAAGAACACCAGCGAATGTGTTGCCTGTGTC